CCTCCCATTCGAAGTGAGCGTTACGGACGTCGGTTTGGTAAAGGATGGCCGCTCCGGGAGTATCAATCACCCAAGGATTAGAACCTAACACATTCGCCATAACATCTCCTAAAGTAGGGGGCCTCCCCCTGTTCAAAGACCCCCCACATACCGACGGGGTTAAACTCCCGGCGATCCTGCAACTCCGTGCCAGTAAGTGACGCCGGCCACGAAGCGGAAGTACACACTGTAAGATGCGCCTTTTGTGAAAAAATCATCCTGAGAGTCGAACTCAGGCATGATACGCCAGTAATACTTCAGTGTGGTATCGCTCTTTCGAGCGGCAATCCACCACGCGGTTGTTGACGAGAAGAAGTGGTTGACGCGAGGCATTAAACGCCCTTGCATCACGTTAATCTCGTTATTGCCCGTGTAGGGTTTGTAAGAGGAGTGGAGGATCTCACCGGCTTTAAATTGGAGATCGACCGGTAACCACACATCCTCTGGGATCATCATTTTGAGCAACCCACGCTCGTTCACCATCTTTTCAAAGAGGATGATAAGCTCTTGCATTCCGGTCGTGCTGAATGCAACGTTGGTTGCGGATTGGTTGCTGTAGGTGCCTCCGCCCAATAACGGGTGAGCGGTGTTGATAAAAGACACCTGATCGATTGTTTTTTGGGTGGTGAAGGAGGTGTTGAGGACTGCAGCTGCACCAGACTCGATCGTTTGACGGATCGAGCCGCCAAAGTCTTGAGACACCTTCTTCATAATCCCGTATTGATCGTCATCCCACATTTCTCGCGTGACTTGAAAACCGAGACCGTAGGAAACGGGTTGGTAACGCAAAGAACCGCCCTGGATCGGTTGGTCTAGCTTGATAGCTTCGCCTTCCGGTTTGGTTGGTACTTGCGCAAGGCCTGCGACCAGTTGGTCTTCCTCATACGCTTTGGTGGTGCTGTAAACGTTGAAGAACTCCGGAAACTCCTCCGGATGCATAGCGAGGTCTTCGTAGATAACTGAGAAGAGTCCCGCCGCCAATAATTGGCCAAATTGACCACGTGTAACTGGCATTGATGATCTCCTTAGTTACCGGATAGTTGCTGAGCTGCGTGAAGAACTTTAAACCCAACGCGCCCGTGGAGAGTGCCAACGGGATCGATGAGATCGGTGATTACAACGCAGCCGCCGGTTGCGGCTGTGGTTTTATCTTTATCGACGTACCAAAAGTTATTGCCGGCGTCTTTGGTTAAGCCGAAGAGCGCACCGAGGTCGGTTTGAGCGATCGTGCCGTCCGCGTCGGTGGTTGAGCCGCCCTCAACCCCGATAAAGATTGTGCTATCAATCGCTTCATGGAAGCCGGTCGTTCCATCATTCGGCCAAGCACCCACGGGGATAAAAACAGCGTTTGGTTGGTTTACGGGATTGCCAGATTGGGTGAGAGTTTTTGCCACCCCGCTGGTCGTTAGGTTCGCTCCAGGTTCGCCTGAGAATCCTGCGATGAGAGCAGTTGCCACGCTCGTGATAGCAGCGCAGGCGATGATAAAGCCTGAAGCTACTTCCACTTGTACGGGTGTGCCCTGCAGGAATGTTTGCGTGGCCTTTTCAAGCCTACGCAGCATAACTGCTTGTGCGGTGCCACCGATCAATACCTTGTAAGGGTAGATCGGTGTAGCTGCGCCAGATGTTGCCGCCATTAGTGACCTCCTACCTTGGATTTATCAACTTCGAAGGTGGGTACACCACGCCGTTCTTGTTCAATCACGAAATTGTCTTTCGCGCTGGAGATCATCCCAGATGCGCGCTCTTCGTTTTCGAGCATCATAAACTCGTAAACTTCAAGATCGCAGTCCATTAAGATGACGTCTCCTTGGATGTAGGTACCATCCTCGCGAAGACCTCCTGCTTGGACTTTAGGTTTGGCTTTGCCGGATAATACTTCAGCCGCGTTTGGTTCGCGGGTGAGGGTGTAGCCGACGAGGTCTAACCGATCCATTTCGTTGGTGTCAGATCGATGGGCCCAGAAGTAATGACGACCAGGCACACCAATCACTTCAAGACGCGGTCTTCCCAGGCGTTGGCGAAGCTCTTGGTAACGCTTCTTTTTCTGCTCTTCTGTGAGAGCTGCAGACTGTGCTGCGGAGGGTGTTGAGATAATGGTTGTTCCCGGTTTACTCGCCGGTTGGGGTTGGTTTGTGTTTGGCATTAGTTACCTCCTCCGACCGTTAAGCGTTTACCGGAAATGTTTTCGCTCGTAAGGGGCCAAATCCCTTTTGCGATGTTTGTTTGGGCTTTGCGGTACTGCTCTTCTGTGATGTTGAGGCCCGGTAAGATCTTTCCAGTTACTTCGATCGGCAGGGCGACCGGGGCTGTACTTGCGTCGGGAGGAGCAGCGGAACGTTCAACAGCTACTCGGGCTGTTTCGGCTACTTCGCGATCTTCTCGTAAAAGCCGGTCCATATTCATCCCAACGAGAGTGTTGTAAGCGGTTGTCCAGACGTTGAAGTCGACTTGGTTTTCGGGAGGTTGTTCTCCCATTACTTTGTTGATGTCGGCTTCTAGACGTGACCAGTAGGGTTTGTTTGCCATTGCCGTCCGGCGAGCAGACTCGATAAGCGTTGAACGGGCTGCTGTTGCCTCTTCTACACTCATCGTGACGGGTGTACGGACGGGCGGTGTATCGACGTGTTGTTCAACCGTTGACGCTGTGCGTGGGGGGGTGGTTGTTGCTTTGCGTAGTTCTTCGCGGAGCGTTGCTTCGCGAGATTGGTAATACTGCGCGATTTTAACGGGGTCGGTAACCCCTCGTAACTCCGCGGGAAGATCGACCTGAGCCGACCTAACGCGGTCTTCATTACCGAATACTGGTTGTGACGCCATCTTGGATACTCCTTAACTCGCGTGTTTGTTTTTCGCGTTCGAGTAACGATTGCAGCTCTTTCTCTACCTCTTCCGGCATGAATTCGATTACTTTCAATAAATGGAGCTGACCCTTAATATCACATAACTCCTCCACCGTTAGGGTTGGTTTGAGCATTCTGCGGACTAAAGCCGCCCGCAATTTTACCAATTGAGCTTGATAGGTCTTGTAGCTGCTCTCCTGAAACACCGCTTTCAGCTTGTGGCAATCCAACTTCGTCAGCGGCGGGAGGTCGAGGAGGAGGCTGTTCTCCAGAGAGGATTGCCCGCACGTCGGGCAAGAGTTTTGAACGGTCGAAGATATCGAAAGAGAAGAGGATTCGGTTTGCAAGGTCTCGAGCGCCGTCGAGTATTTGTAGTCCAAGTTGTTTAAAAGGCGAACCCTCCGGAGCTTGCACGACGTTAGGTATAAGGCCAAGGATTTGTTGATAATACGCAGCCATTGTGTTAGCCATGAGGAGTAAATTCTGTCGGTCCACTTCTTTGTTGGCGGACGAGTCGGAAGCTCCGAGATCGAAGAAGTATCCCTTAAATCCGTCTGGTTCCTTAATATCGAAGGCTTGTTTGAGGAAAACTCCGTTCTGTCCATATAACTGCCACTCCGGTGCGTTTGATTTAAAGTCCCTGTAGGACGTGAAGATTTGGGAACCGATTCGGTGGAAGGGGCGCCTCATACGTTTGAGGAAGATGTCGAGACGTTTATTACCCTCCGAGATTAATGCGAGCGTCCCTTGAGAGGAGTAAATACCTTTCTTACCCACGGTTCCCGTACCAAACCCTTGCATTGCTTGAGAAATCCCTGTGTAACGCTCTGCTAGTTGAATGAGAGCGCTTTCTTCCTCTATTGCGGAGTTATAGTTTGTGTTGAAAGCGAGGACGTCGAGATCTTCCATGTTATCGACTTCGAAGACTTTACCGGGGTACCATTCGGTTCCGGGGTTACCGACTTGAGCGAGACGCTTTTTCTTCCAGGCTGGAACGTTCGCGATCATGTTTCCGTCGCGGCGAGCGTTGTGGATTTGAGCTTGTTCTTCTTGGGACTGTTCAAGGATTTCGGGGATACTATATCCCCAATAAAGGTTTTCGCGCGGCATTATCCGGAAGTCGGTAAATACCCCCTGTCCGCGGGGAGTGTAATCGTAAAGACAACGTAGTATACCATCTGCCGAACGTGAGTAGGGGTTGAACGTTACAACGAGGGAAAACATCTTGCCCGGCTGTAATTCGTATCTTACCCATCCTTCCACGACGTTATAGGGACGGATTACATCGACGGTTAGTGAGATGCCCGCACTTTGGGCGGTAGCATCACGGGGGTTACCCTCGTTAGGTTTGCTGCCAACTTTTAACAATAATTCGGTTGCACGCTCGTTCCAGGATTTAGTTGACTTACGAAACTCAACCTCCTCTTTCGCGAACCGTAAACGGTGAAAGTTCGCGATCGTTTGAGCTCCGGTTCGGGCCGTTACTGGGTAAGGGAAGAAATCGTCGAAGGGCACGACGTCGAAGGTGAGACCTTCCTCGTGGATGGGGATTGGACCTTTATCTCCCCCTACGAAGGTAGTGTCGTCGCACCACACGCTTTTTATTACCTGCGTGCCCGTTTTGCAGGTCAAAAAGATTGATGTATCGATCGGTTCGTAAAAGTCGATTCCCCCGTTAAGGCAGATGTTATCCATCCACTCCCCAATCGCGTTTAAAACTTCCGCGGGGGTTTGACCAATAAACGTTCGGGGTCTCCAAAGAGGTTTGGTGCCGAAAATAAGGCCGAGAATACGGGCGGAGAGGATGTCTGTGTGCATCCGAATAAGTTGGGGGACGAAGTTACTAGCTTTGTAGAAGGGGGTGGTACGGACGGTTTGGAGAGGCTTCCCGGCGTAGTTATCTAACCACCTTTGGTACATCCCTTGAACTTGATTGTTACGGGAAGTGACTGACGCCCAGAATTTGTCGCAGCAGTAGTTTTGAAGTGCTTGAAGTTTCTCGGCTGGAATACCCGAGACTGGGATAAGGTTGATCAAACTAGTAGCTCCACGTTCAACGCTTTATAATCGACGCGATAGCTTTGGATAATACCGCGAAGGATTCGGGCTCTACCTATCGCGATAACGTATTCACGAGAGCCTAATATACCTTCAATTAATCCGTGACACTCCTGACATACTAATATTAACCACTTAGACTCTTCTTTATCCGGAAATGATTGCATTGGGTAAATATGGTGGATATGAAGAGCCTCCATCCCGCTGCCACCTAAGAGACGATTAGCTTCGTTAGAGGCTTTCGCGAAGCAGATCTCGCAACAGTTGTTAGCGCGTACTTTAACGAACTTCTTTCGCCCAGGCCACGCGAGAGTTTGTTGGAAGGTTCTTACGACCGGATTACCGTTTTTATTATGGACTGAGTAATGAAAGCCCATTTAGATATACCCTCCAACTTCGTACGTTTGTGCAGTACGTTGTACACGTACTAGCTCCGCGTGAGATTTGTCGTGCGCTTGCGCCTCAAGCTCCTCAACGCTGTGCGGGCGTCGGGCTAAGTTTATCGCGTAGGCCACCGCATCAAAACGGTCGATCATTTCACCATGGGGGAATTCGAGGATCTGTTTTTTTGTCTTGATGTCGGTCTCGTGGATGTAGACTTTACCTTCCTCAAAATCGGTTTGCGCGAAGGTTAAAATACGGTCCTCTTTATTAACCGACCCGCCTGGAGGGGTTACAGGCACGGGGCTCAAACGTTTATGCTTGATGCCCGGCTTACCGGCCTGTAAACAAACTGAACATTTAGGCTCGGCTTGCCGGAGGGCAATGACTGTCGCTAGTTCTTTATGGGCCCCTACCGCCTCGAAGTAGTTCGGCCAGGTGAAGAATTGGTCGTTTAACTTAAACCATTCCTCAGCGGCCTTCCTGAACCCCGCGTTCTCGCTCCAGACTTTAAAGACGAATTTCCGTCCGTCACTGGCGGTGCCTAAACACGCGATAGCGTGCTCACATCGGGCTGTTTTGCCTCCGGACGACGGGTCGTTGAACGAGATGCGCGCTAAGCTCGACAACTTCACGGAAGGTGTTCCATCATTCGGCACTAACAGATCTTTCTTCCCATCCGGCCCAACCTCGATATGGAAGGTCTTAACCATCTCTTCGGTGAATTGCGATCCCTCCGGAGCGCACGGTTCGTTGAGGTATTGACAGCTAAACTTGTAAGTTTTCTCCCGGCGGAGGATATCTCTCAAGATGTCGTGCGTAAAGCGTGGCCAGAAGCGTG